CGTACCTATGTTTGGATACTTTGAGCCTGATATTCCATACTATGAATGGAAGATACAAGGTGTGGTAAGAGGCCTTAGAGACTCACAGTATTTATACAATAGAAGAAAGGTCATTGAGCTAGACATCCTAGAAAGCCAGATCAATTCTGGTGTGGACGTAATGGAAGATTCTTTAGTAGATGATGACGACGCTTTTCTTTCCGGACGGGGCAGAGCTCGTTTCATAAAAAAAGATGCTCCCCTTGGTATGGATTCTGTAAGGCATATACAACCACCACAAATACCGCCTTCAATGATGGAGTTATCAGCATCTTTGTCTAAGGAGATAATGGAAATCTCTGGTGTTAATGAAGAGCTAATGGGTTCTGCAGAAGATGATAAAGCAGGCATCCTAAGTATGCTAAGACAGGGGGCCGGTCTTGTTACCCTTCAAAAGCTTTTTGATCAGTTAGACTTTTCCCAGAAGCTTTTAGGTGAGCTTACCATAGACTTTATCCAATCAAACTTTCAACCTGGAAAGGTAGCTAGAATCTTAGCTAAACAACCATCAGAGCAATTCTATAACAAAGCCTTCCAGAAATACGATTGTGTAATAGCACAGGGTATTCTTACAGAGTCGCAACAGAAAACACAGTTTATACAATACTTAAACCTTAAAGAAGTAGGCATTCCAGTTCCTACAGAACTACTTATTAACGTTGCGCCTGTCGTTCAGAAGAAAGAGCTTAAAGAGGCTATTATGCAACAAGAGCAGCAAGCTCAACAGATGCAACAGATGCAACAGCAAGTACAGATGAGAGAACTAGAATCTAGGGCTAACCTAGCAGATGCTAGAGCTGTAGCAGACCAAGGATTGGGGGTTGAAAGGCTCTCACGTGTAGAAGAGAATAAGGCACTTGCTGTAGAAAGAAGAGCGGAGTCTATAAAAGATCTAGAAGCTGCTTCATTAGACAAGATTAGGGCAGCAAAAGAGCTACAAGGAATAGACTTGACACACCTGCAACAGCTAATAGACATTGTAGACAGATTAACCGGTAGGGAAGAAGCAAAGGCTGTTCCTAGCCAAACAAAACCGGCAGGAGTATAGAATGACAATAAAGAATGATTCTTATTATTTAAACAAAGCCTTAGATGTCTTTGAATTAGAGGTAAGGGAATGTACCAAATATGGATGCGATTTTGTCTGTTTAAGAGATGAAGCAGTAGGTAAGATAAATAGAATCTTTTTATTCACAGGCACTCGTAGAAACCTTATAACGCAAGAGTTCTTTAATATAGTACGTAGAACATATCCATTTGAGAATGTTTCTATATGGAAGGGGGATGGTATGAGAATATCATTCAAAGGGTTTGTGGGCTATTTTAAGAATCCGATGACAAAAGATAGGATTGCTGATGATGAAGACACAAGACAAGTCTAAATGCAGTAGATGTAATAAGATAAAAGATTATGGCGTGTGGGTAACTGCTGGCAAGAAACAGCGTTTTCTGTGCCAAGAGTGCTATTTTATCCATTGCATAGAAACCGAGGAAGAGGCATTATTAGATAATGATAAAAATAAAAACCATTAAGGTGAGGTCAACGAAATGGTTAAGGTAACATACGAATTTACAGAAGAAGACTCAAGCCGAAGAAAGATTTACGAGATCTCATCAGACATGTTCTCAGCACTCTGGGATATACAAAATTACATGAGAGATCTTAGAAAGGGCTATGTAAACGATGATATAGAAAAGATTATCGATACTGTTCATGGGTTTTTGTATGATAGTAAAATGGACGAGATAGAATGATAAATAAACTTAAACTAAAAAAAGGAGAGATTATGAAAACATTATTATCTTTATTAGCAATATGTGCAATCTGCACATTAACAAGTTGTGGTATGTTTAACAAATCCGAGGAAGCTATAAAGCTAACCATTGACACTGCATCTATCTTAAAAGGTAGAAGCGTAGATGCTCAAGTAAAAATAGACAATTCTGATAAAGCAGAAGTAGCTAGATAATGCCGTTAATTAAAAGCAAAAGCAAAAAGGCTATAGGCAAGAACATCAAAACTGAGATGGCTTCAGGAAAGAGCCAAAAGCAAAGTATAGCCATTGCTTTAGATGTTGCTAGAAAGAGCGGTGCTAAGATTCTTAAGAAAAAAAAGAAATAACAAGCATATTGGGGGAATCTCTGTAACCTTTTAGGATACATTGTAGGAAGAGGAAGTCTCCTTAAGCGGAATAAATCTTCCTAGCTAGCACTTCCGTCCCTCTTATTTTAAGAAAAGCATATGAGAAACAATCAACATTCAGAAGTTTAAGGAGATTACATGAAAAAGTTATTATTATTATTCGTGCTTGTAACGGGCATGGCATTTACTGCTGAAACAACAGTATATAAATACCTAGGCTTTGGTATTTTATCCGGTGGCACACCAAGCGCCTGTATTGGTTTTAGAGCACACAATAGCGATGCTATAACAGACGTTGCAGTAATGCTTAACTCTACAGGCTTATGCTATGAACTATGCTTTGGCGTAAAGGGACTGTATGATTTTGAGACATGTTATGCCGGTGCCGGATTAGTTGCTTCATATACTAAGACCAATAAAGAATACCATTATCTTGTAGACGACTGTGTTAAGCATACTTTATCACCAGTCTTTACAGTTGGAAAAGACATGGGCAAATACTTTAGTGAGATAAGCTTATTTGTACCACATTTTCACAGACACGATACTAGCAAGTATCCTACTATGCAGTTACTGTGTGGTTTGAAGTTCTAATTGTTATGGGGGAACTATTTCCCCACTTTTCCTTAAATTCTTCTTTTCTTTTTTCAAAAAGTTTTTAACAATGCAGGTAATGTACCTAAATAGTGCGTATTATTCTAGGCGTTATACATATATAAGGCGCACCATTCTAGGCATTAACCTATAAACGTTGTACAACGAAGGTAAACTTATGGTCGCTAAAAAAAACAAATTAGTAGAGAAGAAGAAGGGTAATTATCCTTCACGTTATAAGGGCATGGCTCCTGATCTTGAAATGAAAGAGCAGAAAAGCTCTGCATACAAATCAAGATACAGTAGCTCTTTGATACCGGAGAACGAAAGCGAGATGAAGCAAAGCGCTAGCTACAAAAAAAGATATTAATTTTTTTTCTTCCATCCGAGGTTTCTGAAAATACTTTGGGAACTTCGGTTTTTTATTGGGAAGAGCTTTTACCCAAACTGTCCCCCACCAGACACAGACAAAAATTAAGAGATATGCATGAAATCAGAATACGGAGATAGAGATACTTTAGGAACACAAATACTAAAGACTCAAAAGGAACATGAGAGAAGTTCTCCTGTTGAAGCCATGGAGCTTTCCCATGAAGGTGGAAAGAGCTATATGCGTGAGCTAATAGACGTTGTTGAGAAACACAGAACTAAGATAGATGAGTATTACATACAAGTCTTCTGTACTAGAGAGCGTATGTTTGGGGGGCGCATTGCTATTCTATTTAGGTTTGTAGCTAGACAGACAGCGCCACCGATGCATATAGAGCAAGACCTTTGGTATGTTAATAATAAGATCGATAAGCTAGAACTTCTTTGGTCGTTGCCTCAAGAAGATATGTTAGATGTAATGCTAAATGATCCGGAGACAGATAAAGAGTTAAAGAAGTGGATTAAGATTTATAGAAAGCCTTGACACTAATTAATGTCATCATTTTATTGACGTGAATTAATGTCGTTTTAACAACTTACAAAAAGATGTTTACAAAACTGTCTGTTTAGTATACATCTGACTTGTCAATGTATACAAAATCTTTAAGCATGCTTTCGTGGTAAAGCAGTTCCAGACATAACAGTAGGGGTTGCACCATTCCACTTTTTCACTAAGTTTACTTGTTTTCTAAAAATAGTCCTACTAAACAATTTCCTTTACATTTAAAGTTTTTATTAGATAAAACTAAATTATTTAATACACGCAAGATCAACGTAAAGATCAGCGTAACAGGGATTCGCAGCCCAAAGGATAGGTATGACAGAAGTTGATAAAGAAGGCGTAGTAGAACAGGAAGTCGCCACTCCTGTTGAACCAACTGAAAGCCAGCCTCCAGCAGCTCCTGAACCAACAGAGCCTGAAAAAGGTACTAAAGAGTACAACTGGCGACGTATGGAGCAGAAGGTGCAAGAACTTGAGCGTAAGAATCAAGAAATGTCTGCAACAATGCAGGAGCAAGCTGCTCCTCCGAAGCAAGAAGAGCCGGATGAACTAGCACAGCTACAGGATGATGATCTTATCACAGTCGGCCAAGTAAATAAATTGGCTGAAAAAAGAGCTAGGCAGATTGTCTCGGACGAACTCGCTAAACGTGAGCAAGCAGCTCTACCCGGCAAAGTAAAAGGACAGTACGAGGATTACGACCAAGTAGTTACAAACGAGAATATAGAAAAACTAGTGCAGGAAAGGCCTGCTTGGGAAAACACTATTAGGAATGATGCTAATCCTTTTGAGACTGCGTATTATCTGATAAAACAAGCTAAGTTTTACAAAGAAAACACTGAGAACAAACAGAATCAGGAAAGGATCAGTGCTAATAGTCAAAAGCCTTTAAGTAGCAACACCATTGGTAAGCAAGGGCCACTGGCTCAAGCCAATGCATTTGCTACACAATCTAAAGAAGATTTATGGGCTGAGATGCAACGTTTCTCCAAGGGAGCTGCCTCTGCACCTGACATGAGGTAAAAATGAGTACAACCACAACTGTATTACCACCACCTATTCAGCAAAAGTTTAACGCAAAGCTATTGGCTACGCCACAATCAAGGCTTATCCATGGCATGTGCGCTACTCCTTATGAAATGACTGATAGAAGTGGTGATGTTCAACGTATGAGACGTTATACAAGGTTGGCTACAGCACCAGTGCCTTTAGGCCCTGCGATGTTGAATCCACCTGTACAGACTTTACATGCTGTAGATATTGATGCAAAGATTGACTGGTACGCGACATATGTGATTATAACTAAGCAAGTTACGCTTATAAATCAGGACCCTAAACGACGAAGTGGGGTCTCTAAATTATCTCTAATTGACTTGGAAGCCTACGTTATGCAGGAGGCTGCATAATATGGTGACAAGGGGCAAGTCTTTATTGTTTAAGTGCGTGATTGTGAAATCTAGAATTAAGTTTTCTAATCTTTTTCATAAGATTAGTTCTTATTTCAAGAATTTCATTAGGAAGTCTTTTACTACCCCAATTTTTAAAAGTCTTTCTAAGTTCAATCATTACTTTGCAATGCTCTTTTTTTATAACAAGATATGGTTCAAGAAGAGGAAGAAAGTAATTCAAAGCTTCTCCACCGAGAGACCAAGAATATACCCCTCTATAAAAAGCTTTTTTTGCCGTCCATCGATAAGTATTTTGAGAGCATCCTGTAAAATGTTCTCTAAGCCAATCGATAAGACTAATATCACAAGAAGTTATCTTTACAAGAGTGTGCCATTGTTGGCGTGTTCCGTATTGGCCTTGTTTTATGTGTCCAGCATAGAAGCAACCTTCCCCATCAATGACAC